TTGAGCAAGACCGTTATCAGCGTTTACCACGTCAACGTTAATATGCTCTTTTTTAACTTCGTCGTCTCCTATTTTAGCAGAAGTAACTGCGTCCGACCCTAGTTTAGCTGCAGTGACCGCACTATCAGCCAGCTTCTCAGTTGTGATCGCTCCGTCAGCTATAACTGAAGAGTCCACTACATTTGGTTCTTGATTTACTATAGCTGTTCCGGCACTATTCCACGCAAGATAATAATTAGCTTCTGGAACAGGTAAAGTTAAACTTACTCCGGTTGTTGCTATACCTAGTTTTATACATCGGTCTATTTCTTCTCGAATAGCCTGTATCTGCATTACGTTTTTATCAAACGCATTTTCATAGCTGCTAGAAGCAGCGTTGTCATTTTCTTCTAAGTCAAATTCTTGTAACAAAGGGATATTTCTTTTAATGGATAAACTATACTCACTAGCCAAAGCTCCTGCAACAAGAGTAACATTTCCTCCGGCTGCTTCTCCTGCTCCGGACACCGTATAGTCCGTAGTTAAAACAAGAGTAGTTTCTACTCCGGTAGCAATAACAGTTTTAATAACCTCTAAATCACTATCTGCGAATATCTTAAACGTATAAGGAAATACCGAAGTAGCATCGTCGCCTGTGTAAAGCATTTTGTTAGTTGTAGATGAAACCGTCATATTATCCTCCTATTTTTGGAACAGTTGACCTACTTTTTTCGGTATCAGTTCCGAAAAGTCCATGTTGCCATTTTTCCAATATACTTCTTCTTTTAATATGGTCAATTTCTCTTACTTGGTATTGTTTATCAAAGTAAGCTCTAATTTTTTTATAAAATCTAACGTCTAATTTTACAGTATCTGACATAGATTCTAAAGTATTAAACATTTCGTCGTAAAGAGGAACAAACAAGTCTCCTGCTCCTCCTATAAGACCAGGTAATTTAGCTTGAGCTTTTCTATCTCCTTGTAAAGCAGATACCGACGTTGAAGTAAATTCTTGTAATTTTTCTTGAGTACCTGTAGCTAACCCACCTAAAGATAGTTCTCCGGTTAACGACATAGGGTCGTAGGCGTTCTTTTTTGCTCCTGTAACTTTCTTATAAACCTCTCCTACGATAACAGCCATAATTATTGCGCTTAAGACAGAACGAGACGCTCGTTTTCTTGCTCCTATCGGAGCTTCTATTTCTTTTTGACTAGGTCTGAGTTTACTAATATCGAGTATCTGTCTCTGCACATAACCTTTCTTAAATACTAACAAGTTGCTCAATATCTTAGATAGTTCGTTTCCTTGCTCAGCAAATCCTCTTTCATGACGTGAATAAAGAAAGTGAACTTTTTCTACAACTTGCTTAGCTATGTATCTAGCAAATTCGTCTTCACCCTTGGTAACCAATTTATCTAAAGCATGACTACGCTCCATTGCAGTAATATCTCCAGCTCCAGCTTCTTGCAACATAGCGTAAAGAGATTCTGTAGACTTAGAGTAATCAGGGTTATTTTTTAACGCTTGTCTAACCGCTCCTAATTTCATACGAAAAGCTATATATCTATTAATTGTATCAGTTCTACCCATCATATTTACCAAGTCTGCTAAATCATTTAACTTTTTAAGCATAGGTAAACCTTTAACGTCTGAATATAAATAATCGTATTTAATTGAAGAAGCCTGAGAAACATAGGTCTCAAAATATTTTTGATCTGCTGAAGATAAAGGAGATGCTTTAAAAGCATCCTCTAAACTAGTAAATAAAGCAGCGTTCTGAAACAAATTTCTTACTCCTTTTCTAAGGTCAAAGAAAACCGTCCTAGACGCTTGCGAATATAAGGTTCTTAAAATATTCTCTAATGCTTGAGGAGAAGAAGTTTTCATTCCTAGTAATTCATATAAATTTCTACTAATAGCGTCTAAGAATTGACCCGGATCTTCTGTCTTACCTTGAACAGCTTCTGCAAAAACTTTGATAGAATTAACGTCGTCTCTTAAATGCTTTCTTAAAACAACTCCTCTAACGTAAGACTCAAACCTTCTAATTAAGTCTGTGTCATACTTGGTATATTGAATTGTTTCTTTAGATAGAGTACCCTTCTTACTAACTCCGGGTTTACTCTTGTATACCTTAATTTTACCTTTCATAGACTTACCAAAGTCGTAAGCTCCTCCTGTAATAACACCCCAAGACCTACCTTTTAACCACTTTTTTAAAGCTTCCGACCCTTGAACCAGGTATATATCTTCTGCCTTATTAAGCTCCTTCATTGGAGCATTAGGCACTCTAACACCGTCTTTAATCCAAGCTAATACCCTTTCATACTGAATTTCTGTCTTAACTCCTTCTCCATAAGCTATCATTGCATCTACTATAGCTTTTTCTTGAGGAGTTATATCCTTAGGATATTCAGGTTTACCTCTAATATAAGCAGGTCTTTTTGATCCTAGGTATTGTTGCATTCTTTCTAACGATTGTTCATTAGATGTAATCTTGTTCCAGTCTTTTCCACCTTTTTCAAACACTTCTTTTTTAATTTGTTCTATCTCTGCGTGAGCCTCTTTAAAGTGAATACGTGCTTGTTCAAAAGCTTTACCAAATGGTAAACCTGTCTGCATTTCAAGACTGTCATAAGCATAACGTGCGTCTAACAAAGTATTTACCTTAGGTACGGCTTGAGGAGGATTAATTTCTTTAATTTTATCTACGTACTCTTTAGCTGCCGGCATTTTACTATACGCTTTTTCAGTTGCTATAACATTTTTGTAAACGTTAGCTAACGACCTCATATTAAACAATAACTCTTTACCTTGTTTTTCTGTAGCAAATTGAAACGCTCCTACGTATCGAGGAGCAGGCATTTTCATATCTTCTAACATCCTTTTGAATATTTCCGGAGTTATTTCTTCGTTAGCTATCATATTAGAATAAGCGTCTTGAATCTTTTTTTCGGTTCTTGTAGTAATGACTCTTTGTCCTCCAATATACTTAGGACGTACCTTTTTAAGGCTGTCAAGTACTTTAATCAATTCTTCTTCTGTAAACGTTTTATTGGTAATTGCTTTGTTAGAAGTTAACTTATTTACCAAGTCATTAAGCTGAACTTTAGATACTCCTCGAACTGCAGCATTAGCATAAATTTGACGTTTTAGTTCTCCTATTAAACCTGACTTTTCCATGGCCATTTCTTTAAATAATAACTTAACTAAAGGTTTGTCTATCGTATATTCCGTAATTCCATATTTCTCAAACTCCGCTAAAGGCAGTTCAATTTCTCCTTTTTCTATTGCTTGTAAAAATTCCTTTTGAGAAGGAAATGCCCTAGCTTGTTCTCTAAGAGCCTCCAGTACATATTCTTGAATAGTTTCAGATGTAACAAGTTCAGTGGAAGAAGGAACTATTTCTTTTTGTTTCGGCATAAGTATAACTTCTGATTCTCCTATATTTTGAAACTCAGGAATACCTAATTTAAACCCTACTTCATCCACATATATTACACGTTCTAAAACTTCTTGAGTAATAGGAATTTTTTGAAGAACATCTCCTTCTTGTTTAAAATATTCCTGAGGTTTTAAAGACCAACTTAATCCTTCTTTAGATCCGTAACGATAAAGATACTTTGCTCCACTTTCTATTAACATTTGTTTTGACGCTTCTTTAATAGGACGAGCTAATTCAGGATTTTCTACAAAAGCTTTTAATAACTGAGGAGCTTCTTCTTCTCCAGCTAATTGTAACTTATAATCAGCGATAGCTCTATAAACAGGGTTTTGATTTCTTTCTAAAACCTGTTCGTAAAGAGAAATTATTTTTTTATCGGACATTTTAGGATTGATTCTTTTAGCTATACGTAAAAATTCTTCTTTACTAGGAGACACATGAGCTTCTCGTACTAATTCAGGCTCCGTAATACTCGGAGGAGATACCGTTATTTCAGGTCCAGTAACAGGTAAAACTTCTGGAGGAGTTTTAACTAATCCGGTACTGGGAGCTGAAGGTTTTATAGGAGCCGGTACTTGTTTAATATTAGCCCACCGAGGCACTCTAACTTTATCTCCTCTTAATACTGCTGATATGTATTTATTAAGATATAATTCCGAACCTTCTGATATCTTAACTATATTACCTTGAGGATACAATTTAGACGTATCCAATCCTCCTTTATTTAATCTAGCTTTCAAAGGAGCAAACGTTTCTTGGATATGTTTTAATTCTGCTGAAGTTGCAGGACGAGTTGCTGCTAATTCTGCTCCTCTTGCTGCCAATCCTATCATAGGAGTTTCAACTCCCATAGCCGTTCCATAAGAAGCCATAGCCACGTACCAATTCGGCGGTTCTGTGTTCATAATAGACTTATAATAATTACGCCATATCTGACCATAGTTACCGTATTCCTCTCTAGGAATTTTACGAAAAGGTACGTAACCTTGAAAAGCCTTACCCAAAGTACCTCCAACAGTTTTACCTTTCGGTTCTTGTAAAGCGGTAGCTATGGTCGATACGGGTTGTTCTATAAATCTCCAGTAAGGCCATCGAATAGCTGTCATAACTTTACCTGCAGTTTCCAATGTTTTTTCTACTCCCGACTTAGATTTTTCGTCTGAAGTTTCGTTTATAGGTTTTTTAACAGGCATAGCGGTTGTTAAATCAAAAGCAGGAGACCTAACTGTTTTTTGATCTTGAGACTGTTCTACAGGTATAGCTGTTTTTAAATCAAATGCCATTATTCTACTTCCTCAATTCGTCCGTCCGGATAAACCACTGCCCGATTACCGTTAGCGTCTATCATTAAAGTACCTTTTTCACCTGCTTGAGATACTAAAGGATTTAAAGACTTGGCGGTAGAATGTAATATATCTTGAGTTGCTTCTTCTATTTCTTTGGCGTTGTAATTATTCTTAATTCCTCTTTCTAATAATTCCTTAACCATATTATATCCGTATATTCCTGAAGGAGCAACCGCTATAGCAAACGCTTCAAAGGTCTCTATAGCAGTTCGTAAAGCTTGGGAGAATGCATTGGGACGTCCTTTACCCACAGCAGCGTCAATAACTTTATTAACGTATAAAGCTGCATTCGTAGCGTCCTTGGTAGTAATTTGTTTCTTTTTATTTGCTTCTCCTAAAAATCTATGAAACTGTAAACGTGTCATTTCAGGATCGGTTAATTTTTTATACAAGTCCATAGACACGTCAGCGTCAGATTCGTATAACCCTCCGATATTGTTAGGATCTCTTTTTGCTTCTAATACGTCTGCTCCCCACTGAGGATCGATATCTCCCTGAGCCATCATCTCAATTATTTCTGTGGTACTTACTTCGTTAATTCTTCCGTATAGATCGGTAATATTTTTCGTCCACTTAGCCTCTTGTTGAACCTTAGCTAAGTTGTCATTTTTCTTAATTTTTTGAGCAATAACCTCTAACCACTTGGCAGTTTCGTCTGCTGTTAATTCTCCAAACTCTCCGTTAAGAATAGAGTCTCTAGCCGAGTCTGCATCAGTTGCTATAGCGTCTCTAATATCTGATTCTTGCCAATCTTTTAAAGTAGCTTTTTCTAACTTAAACGCATTTTCTGGAGTAATGATTAAGGCGTTCTGATATTCTTGTAAAAGGTTTTTAAGTTGAACTTCTCTGTTAGAAGAATTCTGCATAGCGTCGATTCCTTCTAACATAGTTCTTTTAGCCAAGTCTATTTCACGGTCTCTTAAAATACCTCGTATGGCAAACTCTCCTTCTTGCGCCATACTAAAATATTTACCGTTAAAGTCGTCTCTTGCTCGAGGATTGGTAATTTCAGACGAAGCTTCATTTTGAATCGTAAGTAATCGGTCACGTAAGGTAGAAGCGTCAAAGGTATCCGGAGAAGAAATAGCTTCTGTTTTTAATTCTTCTACTCGCCTGCCTGCACGTAAAACTGCTTGATTAGCTTGATTAATTCTTTGAAGATCGTCAAAGTGATGAGCAACTTTTTCAATTTGTTGACCTACTTGTTGTAAAGCTTGACTTGGTCCAGTCAAAGGAGAAATTCTTCCTGTTGACGGTTGACTAGGTTGAGCTTGTGACTTTAATATAGGTATTTTTGCCATATTACCTCACCGTTGATCCTGATCGACTAAACTCAGACTCTAACAAATTAGGTCTTTGAGAAGGAGCAGTTCTTTGACCATAAGCAGCTGCACTGCTTAACAACGTGGTACCTGCTCGCATAAATCCTGTAGCTCTAGCAGAATAAGCTGAAGCTTCTCTCATACTTGCCTCTGTTTGTAGTCTATCTGCTTGCATACGACTATTAATATCGTTTATAATAATATCCAGTTCTCCTGCTTCTGCCGAGGCTTGCATTGCCTCTAAAGGAGAACCACTTAATAGAACGCCTGACTTAGCTGACAAAGCACGTTGAGAAGAAATATAGCTAGCCAGTTCTCTTTTCTCTCTTTTCCTAATTAAATTTCTACTCGTAGTAACTAAACGTGACTCAGCTCTTGCCAAAGCTGCGTTACTTTCTTCGGCAGCAGCTGCGGTTTCCCCTTCCATATAAGAACCTACTGCTGAAGTTATTCCACCTACTAATCCTGCGGTTGCAAAAGACATATTATCTCCTAGACATCGTGAACGTTAACATAAACCGAAATAGATAAAATTGTTACAGGTAAAGGCTGTGTTTGAACAATTTTAGTTTCTCCTTCCCTATCATAACCTGCCGGAAAATGAACTCGTTTTAATCCGGTAAATAAAGGAGGAGCTTGGTCATGTTCATCGTTGGTAGACCTAAATACCAATTGTTCTAAATTATCTTCCCTACCATATTGAACCCCTAAAGTTTCATAAAATCTAATTATAGACTGATATATCTTTTTCATTTTACCTTCTGCACCACCTGTAGCAGAACCGTCTATTATAGGTAAATAAGTAATCTGAGCGGTACTACCTAAACCTACATGCACCTTTGCTGCTTTATAGTCTAAGGTTATAGCTCCGCTAGAAACTGTCTCGTTAGGAAATACTGCTCCGTCAGCTAAAATTTGAACCGTTTCTCCTTCTAAATGGTCTAAACCTGTGATAGACGTTACCATTTTTCTAACTTCTCCACCTGTAACATACGTACTATAATCCGTACTTACTATGTAGTTACCGTCAAGATCGGTTAATTCAAAAGTATTAGCTGCTGCGTTAGCAACCAAGTAAAATCCTCCGTTAAGTTCTATAGTACCGGTTATATCGCTAATTTTTACTTGATCACCGTCAGAAAATTCATGTGCAGTAGAAGTAACCTGTATAGTTGTGGGAAGATAAGCTGAAGTAGGAGCAGTAAAGTTAGACGTCCAATATGCAACTCCTTTTAGTACTCTAAAACTATCAATCCATCCTTTTACTCCTATAGTACCGGTAGTAGTTTGGTTACCAACTATAAAAGCTGCAGTAACTCCTGTTAAGTTACCTATAGCTACTCTTTCAGTAAACGACTGATTTACTCCGTTAATATATAAAGACACAGTCGCACCATTACGAACTATTGCTATATGATACCACGTATCTACCTCTAAACCTGAACTACCGGTAGTATAATAATCTGCTATCGTTGTTCCTCCACTTCCTGCAGCAAAGTAAATTTTAGTATCAGCGTTGTGATAATAACATTGCATGTAATTACTTGAATTCTGAAAATGAGAAAATAAAACCTGAACGCTATCTAAACTACTAAATCTAAACCAACCGTCAATCGTAAAATCACCAACTCCAAAATCCCAGTCAGAACTATCAGGAAAAGAAACGTAGTCAGTATCTCCGTCTAACGTTAACGAAGTAGTACCAAATTTATAAATTGATCCGTCCAATCTAGCGTTCCCACCAAAGGTAGCAACTTGTCCTGTGTCTGCTGTAAAAGAAGTTGCTCCATGTGAACCGTCAAAGTCTGCGTAAAGCATTCTAGTGGTTTGCCAATTGTCCAACGATATCGATGTAATAGTTTTAGGATCGTCTAAGCTTAACCCACTATCTACAAAGAAAGCGTCGTCCTGATCGTCGAAATTTTGAGGCATTACGTACTCAACATATCTACGTGTAGCACTATTAATAGTTCTCTTAACTATCAACCATACTTGATCGTCTCCAGTTAATCCTGGAATTACAGCTACGCTCTCTGCCTTAGCTTGTCCGGTTTGAAAAGTTCCTCCTAAAATTTGACGTGTCCACCCTACCACCTCTTGATCAATTTGACGTGTTAAAGTAGCCAACTCTCCGTCACTTCGTACCAACCATAATACGTTGTTAGGAGACTGTTGATAAGCCATATCCACAACTCCGTCTTCTCCTAAAATATGGTTAGACAATAAGTTCATATCCTTAGCTTGATCAACGTCGTAATCAAACGAATATCCCAACTCACGTAAAATTTTAAGATTTCTCTGAACATAGTAAATAAAACTACCTATACGTTTAGGTATAATATTCGCAGCACCGTAAGTAGTCGAACGTTGAACGTTAATATTGGTAGGAGTAATAGGTTCGTTAGAAGAACCTGAACTAGCAGCAAACGTACCTCCAAACGTACCTATCTGTAAAGCGTTATTAGAAGAAGACATCCAACGAATAGCATTAACCTGTTCAGTTGCTATCGTATACTTATAAGAATCAGAGTCTCCGGTACCTGGAAAAAAGTCATTGAATACTCGAATATAACTACCCCATATAGATTGAGGACTGTTTGTAGTTCCGGCAAATACTAAACGTTGTTCATAAAACGATACACAGGAAGGATATCCTTCGTCGTCACTCCATGCACCTTCTGCCCAGTCGTCCGTTGCTGCTGGACCTGTATTAAGATTTCCAGCCGATCCATCTTGGTCAGCTAATACGTCAGCGGTAACCGAGGTTGCATTAACATAAGTTTTAATTTCAACGTGACCGTCTTTAATTTTCCATAAAGCTCCAACGTGATTTGCGTTAAACAAATCGTCCGAAGCAGTAAGGGTAATTCCTGCTCCAGCGTCTGCACTAGGAGTGATAGTAACTGCAGTAGTGTTATCGTCTAAGAAAGGACCTCCTAAAAAAGATACTTCTGATAAAGAAAAAGACGAAGCTGTTAGTCTTTCGAGTTTTCTTACTTGATGAGACGGATGAGTAAAGTAAGCAACGTCTGCTTCTTGTGCGTATTGAACGTCAAATAACTGTGCGGTAGTGTAAGGAGTGACTATTTCGTAAATTTTGTTAGCCGTACCTCCAGAAACATAGGCGGTATAGTCAGACGAATCGATATCACTGCCGTCCACGTCTTGAAGAGAAAATGTATTAGCTGCGGAGTTAGCTACTATAAACGTTTTACCGTTAAGCTCTGTCATGCCCGCTACGTCGCTTATTACAATCCAATCTCCATCGGAATAGTTGTGAGCTGCAGAAGTAATAACACATGGATCCGCTTTAGTTGCTCCGGTAATGGTTTTATCGTCTTCTACAACCCTACCGTTATTAGTATAAAACCTCATATACAAATTACCCATTTCGATTATATAAGTTTGAGAAGTAGAATACGTAAAATCTATAATACGTGTAGAAGCAGAACTATCTTTTACTTCTCCTACGAAATAAGTACCGGGTCTTCTTTGAGCTCCACCCGCAGTCAATACTAAAAAGTTCTCTATCTCTTTAGCTGCGTTCCGATAACGTTCGATATCGGTTCTACCTAAAAGAGTAGGACTTAATTCTCCGGCTGTAATATTGCTTTGTGCAACTGTAACTTTAGGCATTAGTAACAACAACAGGGATACCAAGTATCCCACGTAGTTCTTCCTGAAATAGCAGACGACGAATGCATTCTAGAAAACAACCATTCATCTTGTGCCGGAGCCAACGGAGTACCTTGTTGACTATCCGAAGCCACTGCATCAGGTAGTTTTTCATTTAAATAAACGTTCATCAAATCCGCAGCTAAGGTACGACTATTAGTAATAGGAAAAGCTAATTCAGCAGCTAATCGTCCTGCCAAAGCTGTAGTAAATTTAGGAGTATACTTGGTCGGGTCAGTAACGTTATAGGTATACATAATATACAGACTTGCAGTATCGCTTAATATCTTGTCCCCTTCTATTTTGACTAAAGCGTTCTCTACGTTGGTAAAATTAACTTTTAAACAATCTGTAGGTTTTTGGTAAACATAAGCAACTCCGTCGTCTGTGTATACCGGATCCTCGTCTAATAAAGCCAACGCTACTCTTTTTTGAGCAAACGTCCATGGACATGACGTAAGCAAGTCTTCTAAAATATAATCATATATAGCGTTACATTTTTTAGCTGGAGTACTATCGTCATCAATAGCGTTAATCGTATCTGCTCCTATAAGAGTCAACGCTAAATTACATATTTTAACTTTGGATGTTGCTGCCATCAAGACCTCCGTTGTAAAGCATTCCTACCAATACTAAAGTATAGAAAATATGACATCCTAACTGCCATACAAACGTTCCACCTGCGCATAAAGCAATACATATAAAACTAGATAAAATAGCCATAGTACGTCTATCAGCACATCCGGAACGCACCAACTGCCACTTATATTTACTTTTAATTAAACTACCTATAGCTAACAAAAATAATACCAATCCTATTAATCCGCAATTATAATATATTTCTAAATACTCGTTATGAGCTTGACGCATATAGTTACTATGACGTGTAGAAAAAGTATATCTAAAACTACCTATACCCAGTCCGGTTAAAGGAAATTTACGTGTAGACCCTTCCAAGAAAGGACGATTAACGTCTTTTACTAATTGAGTCCATATACCTATTCTACCTGAATCAGACATTAAAGTTCTTACACGTATGTCAGGTACGTACTTTAACCCTGTTAACAGCATAGCTCCTAACAAAAATAAAACAACTGCTCGTTTAAAATATTTTATTCCTTTAGTAGACATATAAAATAATAAAGACAATACCATACATCCAATTCCAACTGCACTTCCTGTAGCTAAAACTGCAGCAACCATAAGCCATACTTTCCACTTCTTTCCTAAATATATAGCTAAAGGAATTATCATTCCTAAATAAGGAGCTAGTAAAGTTGGTCCAGATAAAGTTCCGGACACGTGAGGCTGAGTACCTAAACCCATCCCACCCTTAGGAGTAGCTAGGTCAAAAAATTGACCTTGTCCTACAGCCTGCAATAATGCGAATACTGCCATGACCACTCCACACCATACCATTTTATTAATAATATCGTTGAAATTTAGTTTAGCTGCTGCGATTGCTTTAATTGCAAGAATACCCATAGAGATATGGAATAACGGTTGCCATATCCAAAAATTAGCAGCTTTTAAATCAAATATCTGTAGTACTGGTTTAGGAGCTAGGTTACCGCTTAATAAAATAAAACCCCAAAGAATATATATCCATTTATTCTTTAAGGGTTTAATTTGACCTTGATACAAAGCTAATAAACTTAGAGCTACCGCTAAATACGTGGCTGCAATAAATTTGGGAGTGCGGAAATCAACGTTAGGGATAACCAAAAAGGGAGTGATGAATAGCCCTAAGTTTATTAACTTTGTAACCATATTAACCTCCGTCAGTCCAACTACCTATTCTACCTTCTAGATACCAAGAGTTAGCTGCACCGCAAATTAATGAGATAGAGTCTCCGGTTACCGAAGCAGAAGATATTTTGTCTCCGGCATCAAGACCTAGATAGTAAATAGTGTCAGATGTGGAAGCAGGGTCAACCGAAATACCTATACCAGTACCGTCTACAAACGTATATCTTAAACCAACCGCTGCAGTTGGCAACGTATAGGTACAAGCAGTTGTTGCAATGAATACTTTACCGCTCTGCGTAGCTAATACTGTAGTTGCGTCAGTAGTAGAGTTAACAGAGTAAGGAAAAGTATACGCTGCAATTGCTGCAACCTCTCCGGTAGCTGTAATAACTTCATTACCGTCAGAAGAGGTTAACCCCTTTAAATACAAGGTTCCAGTTCTTCCTGAACGAGTGATGCTGCCTCCTGGAAAATTAAGATACTCAACAATACCTCTATCAGTACCGTTTTCCTGAAGACGTACCCCTGCGTAAACAGGAGTTAACGACATCACTGAAAACAGAAGAGCTAAAACCAAACATCCAAGTACTTTTTTCATAGCTTCCTCCTATCAAAGGAGCGAAGTCTCCTCCGCTCCCCTGACTTTCAATTAGTCGTTAGTATAAAGTACGGTCAATTTAATCGTACCGGTAGCTGCTCCAGCAGCAGTCGTAATAAGAATACGATTGTCTGGAGTAGATGCGGTAGTCATATCTATCTCGTAATTACGTCCTCCAATTGCATTTAAACGTGTAATCGTTTCAGAACCGGCACCATGGTCGGTTGCGGTAATGTAACGATCCGTATCCTCTGCGTCTCCAACAGCTAACGTGGTATTGTTAGCTAAGTCGTCGGAATGCAGTATTACTTCCAAGATCTGAGCACCGGTAGGTAACACCGGACCCATAGTAATTGTAGAACCAGCTTCCAACGCAGCTGCTTCGTACGTATCTTGGAAAACCTTTACCCTACCGTCCACGATACCAGGATTCATTCTGTTATCGATGGTAGGAGAATCGTACTTTGTTGCATTTGTACCTTTTACACTAGACATAACTTCATCCTCCTATTGTTGGGTTGTTATTATTCAGCACATGCTATCTGAATTATACGAGCTTCTTCCAAACGAGTTGCACCAATCGTCATGGAGAAGAAAACCTGCCACGCATAATTCTTGTCAGGTCTTTCGTCAATACGTCCAGAAGCTTCCTTTTGAATTGCCAGCTGCATTGCAGCCTTGTGATAGCAGTAACATAAACGACTGCTACTATCATCTGTTACTAAACGGTTAGTAGAAATTGTGACAAATTTGAAACCTAAAAAGGTATCAATATCGCCTTTAACCAACGCTCTAACCGTATTGTAATCTGCGCTAGTTATTTCAGTCTGCTTCAATAAACCTTCAATCTGAAGCGGAGAACATACGCAAACACGATCCTCTGCTTCTACGTCTGCGTTGTCTAACCTTCTTTTTGCTTCTAACAGTTTGTTAATTGTCAGTCCAGTACCACCTACTGCTATCTGATTGTCAGAATTAAAAGAAGTAGAAGTACTTCCAGTCTTGCCTGTATATGCCGTAGCATTATAGGCAGCAATGATAACATCGTCCATTTGACGTCCAGCTGCCATAGCAGCAGACTGAGAATAAGCACTCTTAGGATCGATGATCATGCTTAATTGGTCTTCTTTATCAAACAGAACGTTGTGAATAAAGTCCTGCTTGCTGATACGCCTTCTGTTATGGTCCGGATCAATCGAAGGAGTATCCTGATTACGTGAAGTCTTTGGAATCATGCTTGTCGAACCTAACTGATCGTAGAATTTATATTCTCCGGTAAAGTTAGTATCGACCAATACGGTAGGACGCAACTTAGAAGATGTCTGCTGGACAAGCTGCGTAATGTTGTCTTCGTATTGTCTGGTAAATGCAACTGTAACATTACCCATTTTTAAACCCTCCTTGTTAAGTTAGTATATCACTAGTAGATTGTCCTCAAAGGGTCTACTCCACTACATCCTAGGGCATCTGAATTCAGCTTTGGGTTCTTGCGAATTCTCCTTCACGTATTCAGAAGTTCTCCTAACTACTTGCCTCTGCTAGCTATTTTATATAGCTCTTGCACTTTCTTTACTGCTTCGTCATGCAGCATATGCTCGCCGTCATTGAACGGATGAGTTTTGTCTGCACGAATTTTCTTAATCTCCATTTCTGCTTCTTCTGGGGTCATTGTTAACGAACCCGAACCACGATCACCTAAACTATCCTCTCCTAGCTTGCTTGTAAGAACGTCTAAAAACTTAAGCAAGTGAGGATTGTTACCTAACTTGTCCTTTTCTAATGCTCTGGACAGTTCCGGACTACCGTGTTTTTCCACAATCTTAAGAACTCTATTTAACTTGTCATCGTATTGTCCTCCCCATTCAGCACGTAACTTGGTAAGGGTATCGTTGATAGACTGTTGATTTGCTTCTTCCGACTGCTTAAGAATGCCGGCACTTCTATCGTTGTTCCACTTATCCAAAGCTAATGCTTGCGCTTTAGTGAGTCCTATGCTATGAGCAAACTTCTTAAACTCGGCTACTTGCTCCGGCTTAGGAATTAAACTTTGATGTAGACCTTCCGTTGAAGCCGTTTCATAACCTTCTGCTTTTTCCGGTCTACCTATAGCATTATAAAAAGCGTCCCATTTTTCAGGTTTCGCATCTTTATCAGGAATATTAACGATATTAGCACCCAGCTTAGACTCAAGCTCGATATAAGACTTAGCTAGTCCGTTAATATCTTTAAACTTTTCTAAACTTGCGTGAGACGAAATTGTTGGATCCATTCCTAAACCTTCATGCCATTTCTTAGAACTGGTATCGGGATCCGGGTTTGGATTCGAGTTTGGATCCGGGTTTGGATCGGGATCAGGATCGGGATCCGAGCTACCTTCTCCAACACTTCCTCTTTCGTTCATCAAACCTCTAAAAAAACCACTCACATGGGTCTTGATTATCTTTAACAGGTCAAGATTATCCATTATTCCTCCTCTTCGTTAGGGATATCTAAATTCAAATCCCTCATATTTTCAATTGTTAGAAGCACTTGTCTTGCTCCTTCATTCACCAATATAGCTTGAGAATTTGACGGATCAAAAGTCGTATCATTTTTAAAGCATCGTTTACTCAAGTCTTTCAGAACCCTTTGTCCAGCTTCACTACCAAAGGTCTGGTTGTAGTCCATTTTAAGTTGTTGTAATTCTTTTCTCTGCTCTTCTGTCATTTCATTCCTTTCAATTTACTCTCTGCCGAAGCAATTTTATCAGCTGCTCCCGCACCTTGCTCAACAGCTTCCATTTGAGTTGCTTGCATTTGCTGTTGTGCTCTTGCTTCTCTTAACGCTCGAACTGCTTCGTGAGATCTCAGTATCTCCGGGTCTATTCCTTCGATATCAGCTAAAACATCAACTGCCTTGTCTGCGTCGACCTTGTCTAAAACATCCGGGAGTACTCCTGCCATATTAGCAACTCTGGTTAAGAAATTATCAATCGATACGATTTCATTTTTTCTCTGAGCTCTAGCCAGCGCTGATACGAATACAACGTCCAGCTCCTCGCCTTGAATCTCTGGCGGTGGCGGAGGAAGATAGCCGTCTTCAAATAAAATATTAAACGTTCTTACGATCTGAGGAGACAATACCTCTTGAGTATGCCTACCAACCACTGGACCCAACAATGCCATATTCTCTTCAATCCTTTTCTGAACTTCCGGCACTGTCATTTGCTTAGTAATCTGAGAAAACGCTTTAAACAAAGGTACGTAAAAAGCTTCTTCGATATCGTTTTTAACATCCATGATCATATCCATTCCGATACCGATATTGCCTTTAGTTTCGATTGATGTAAACTTCTCTTTAACATTTCCTCTTTCTAAATAATTAACTCCGGACGGATTGAGATTAAAAGGCAACATAAAACCTTTAGACGCTAGTATAACTGCCGGATCAACCACTTTCATTGCTCCTCGTATTAAGGTTTTCTTTTCTGCATTAATCATAAAGATATCTGCCAAGGCGTTCATAGCAGGAGAAAATCCCCACGCCTCGTCATTCTCTTTGTTAAACCTTCCTACTCCATACGGCAGTTCGTCATATCCACCTTCTACTAAAGGATGAATAGTTTCACGCTCCATCCACATCGACGCATAAGCTTTGTTTAAAGCATCCTCTTTAGACGCATCTCTAACGTCTCGTGGATATACTCCGTGAATAACTTCTATCTTTTCTTGCCTATCTTCTTTCTTTTCTGCTTTTCTTTTAACATTATCGCTTACTCTTTCCAATCCCCATCGATCGATCATTTGTTGAACCGTATACTTGAACAATCGATATACTCGACCTACTCTACACATATGATCTTCCTCAAACAAAAGCTCTCTGATAGGTATAGAAGTATACCGTACTCGACTCTTCGGATCCCGTTCGGAGTATACCGAACCAGTACCAAAGCATCCAGAGTCAAGGTAAAACTCTTCTATAATAGGATAAAAATTGGAGTTAGACAAGGTTTCTTCCACAATCTCGTTAACTTCTTTAAACCAAACCTTAACATTTCTCATTGCCATTTTCTTCTTGTTGCGTGTAGCTAACGAGAACCATTTAGAGTTAGGATTAGTTAAATGTGAAGCAAACCCTGCAGCCATCGTCTGTAAGGAACGTATAGCTACGCTGTCAAACAGTCGAGCAAAATTAAGCCTTTGACCCGGAGCACGGTCTTGTGTAACGAACGCCTTTCTAGGAAGACAGAACGTAGCTAGGTCTTGGAAATAATTTTCCCAGTTAGCTTTCTGAGACTTTAATAGGTCTACCTTTTTCTTTAATTGTTGCGGAGTCATTGTCATACCTTAGGTCTCCTTAAATTCTTTGTCATTTGAGTTTCTAACCTAGTAAAACCGTTAAGCTGTAAAAACTTTGCCAATCCCTGGTCTTCGGTAGGATCCGCTATGATCAACTGGGTTACACCAAGCTTAACACAAACCGCTTCAATATATTCTAGGAATAGTTTTACGTGCTTTCGATAGTCTGGATATACGTAAAGCATTAACTCTTGACATATTGTATCTTTAGTAATCAAAGCAGGAACAATCAAACCTGCAAATCCTCCTATTATTTCTTCCTTTTCGTTAACAAGCTTAAGAACTAAATGACCGTCAACACATCCCACCAACGTACGTATAGCTACGTCACGGTTAACCTCTTGAGCATAAACTCGATGTTCGGCTATGAACGCATCCAACAGTTTAGTTAATCCTCCTAAATCACTAAGGGTCGCTTTATGAACTTGCATTTATCCTCCCAATAATGTTTTACCCTTAGTCGATGCCGAATCTAAGTCAACTCCACCAGTAAGGATGGTTTTGGTTTCTCGAGACTTCATATACCTCGCTCGTTTCTTTGCCTTTTCTGTAGCTTCTTCTTCTGCTCTTGCCATTTCTGCTTCACGTTTCTTGGCATTATCTTCTGCTTCCTGCGCTGCTTTCTTTTGTTTCTTTTGAGCTTGCATAGAACTACTCACTCCATGAGCTATAGTTCCTGCTACTAATGCTGAAATGATTGGATGTGCTGCAACGAACGCCATATAATCCTCCTATAATACTACTCCGGTTTCGTAAGTACGTGGTCTTGACGTTGAACCTATCGGATGAACTATCGGAGTATAACCTGACTCAGCATATCTGGGATATTGTCTTTCTCCGGAAGTGTCAATCACTTTAAACTTTTGCTCAAACGCCCACTGTAACATTTTATATGCATCGCCTCGTCCTGGAGACCTGCCCAAGCTTTCCTTAATATCTTCCTTGTCGATCAAATGAATAAAACCGTTCTTCTCAAAATATAAATCCTCTTGCAAGTCTTCTATTAATTCGGTATCACGTTCATCCAACGCAGCTCGACCTGCCCTTGCCCTTCGCTGTGTAACGAATGCAGCCTCAGTTCTTTGGTTGTAATAATTCTCGTTATCTTCGTCTTCTGTCTTCAAACGTGCTGAACCATGGAATTTGATCAATTGGATATCTCCTAAGAATGCTTTGTTGAGCTTTTCTAGTTCTTGGAAAACAGCTATACCTACCCCATCACAGTCAACTATAATAAAGTTACCTTCATGAGCCTTGCACATTTCAACTGCTTTATGAGCTGTAACACTTGGAGCCATAGAAGTCTTGGTATATACTTCTATAATTTCTCCACCCTTGCCTGCCATAAGAACGTTATCGTCAACGCCTTCGCCAGCCGGATCAACTGCCACTCCACTATTAATACTATGCTGTGCTAGGAATCCAAACCTGGACATCATCTGCCGAATATCCGCTGGACCTAAAACATGGTTAACTGCTACGTCCGGTATCTGTCCTAGTACCCTGCCATACCAACGTGGATCGTCTTCTCCCCACTTCCTACGCTTGTCCTCGACCCATTTATAGGAAGCAAGTCCAGGTATCAAAGTACGTTTATGCTTGTAATTCGGGTTTTCGAGGCATGAGAAGTTAAAAACGATGTTGTGATTGTGGTCTCTTAAGCCTTTTGCGAATCTACCCTTAGCTGTGGTAGGGTTGCCAATGAATATAATTAAGTTGTTTTCAGAAGTAGTAATACCGTCAATCTGGTCAAAGATAGAATCCTCAACGGCTTGTGCTTCTGAAACAATCACGCATACATTGGGGCTGTGGAATCCTTGAAACTTTCCACCTTCGGCTGTTCTCGATGCCCCAGTATCCTTGGTAGTAAAACCAATCAAGTACCAATCGTGCTTCCTAATTTCTAAGTAAGGAGTAGCATATGCCCTGCCACCCAAGTCTATTTTACGTTTATGCCAATGCCCTAGCGTCTCTCCCCACATTATCTTTTTAACCTGCCGGTCTGTAGGAGCAGTTTGAATAACGTTGCTAGGACTGAAACAATGTAAGAACCATAACGATATCGCAGCACAGATATAATCCTTGCCTAAACTATGACCACTACCTATATAGATAGGCTTGCCTTCCTCAATAGCCCTAGGCAAGGCGCTAAGTAGTTGATCTTGCAACTTCCAGATAGCACCTACCCCTAATACCTCTTTAAGGTAAGATTGAGGCTTAGAACGCCATTTATTCAATAACTTCGATGCTATCTCCGGCGTTAACTCCTGATTCTGTAGGATTGGAGACTGTAGTGTCAACTATTTCCTCCGCTTTATCTGTTGCTAATCGGTGCAATTGCTCGACTACCAACGTTATATGCTGTGATTGGTCTATATTTACGACCGGACTATCTGTCCATCCATCGCCTCTATTCTTTAAATAAAAGATAATTCCTCCTGTAGGCGTGTGTGGACTGACCAGTCTTTCTGTTTGATAAGCTATAATAAAGTCCATAGCTCTTTTTATAATCGGAAAGAATGCGTCTCTTTTCTTATATTCTCTGAGACATCGTGAGGTAATTCCTAAAAATATAGCTAAACGTTCAATGGTTAAAGGCTTATTATGCTCCGAAGCCCAAGTAAAGTATTTATCAACTTGAACAGCCATAGCTTCTGGAGATTGAAAAGCCATTGGTTGACCGGGATGTGGATAAACGGAAGGAAGCTTGACAGTAAATTTCTTTTTCTTAATTAAATCTTTGGTAGGTTTCTTTTTCTTAATAGATTTGGTAGGTTTAGCTTTAGCCACGACTACTCCTTCTTAAATTAATCATAGCAAATCATTATAGTCGTGGTCAAGTCTAATTGTCCTAATTAT